AGCAGGATCAGGATCTTGCAGGGGATTCTCCAAAAGCGTTGAATCACTTGCAGGATCTTTTGGAACGCACTCCGGATCCAACCGAAACTCCTTCTCGTCTGAGATGGCGAGGTTGTCGCGGTTGCTTGGATCTTCTTGCGAACCGTTTTCTTCCAGCGACGGATGATGCGGATCCGTATCCGGTAATGCTTGATCGAGAGAATCCAATTTTTCATCATTCATCGTTCACGGGTCCTTTCTTGCGGATTTTGCTCAGCAACGCGGTGGGGTCGCCGACACTGCCGGAAGGCAGGAGCTCCACGTAATCCTCGGGTTGGATGATTTTTCGTTCCAGCAAACGGTCAAGGATCGAGATGGTCACGGCAGGCGTGTAGCTGTCCACGCGCTTTGCTTCGGCGCTTGCATGCAAAAGCTCGTGCTTGAGCAATGCATAGTTAGGACGGCGGACGCGGATTTGCCCCTCACTCTCGGCTTGCAAGAGCTGCTCGGGGTGGCAGTAGGTGCAAAGCATATCGGCCCAAATGGTTGCCAGATCGCTGATGCAACGGCAGAAATCGGCACTGACCTGCTGCAAAGCGATACGGGAAGCCTGCTGGAGAGTCAAAATCGCGCTGGTATTGTGTGCCTGTGCGTCGCCCAGAGCGGCTTCGGTAGCCCCCATCATGCTCTTGGTGTTTTCGATCACGCTGTCGATCAGCGAGAGATAGCCCTCATGCATCTGTCCCGTGCCAACCACGGAAACCGCGTCGGCTACGTTGCCGCCGCCCACGGCGGCGATCGCCTCGCCAACCTCATTGGACCATTCGGGAATGCGGGACTTGTCGTAGATTACCTTGGAAAAGGCGGTGTCGTACATGTGCTTCATCGCCATGGAATAGGCGGTGTTGATGTACTTTTGATTTGCGATCATATCGCTGACCGGTGCGCTTCCGTGGAAGGATCCCTTGACGGGATGCCAGTTGAAATAGGCAACGGGGTAGTAGCGCAGGTCGGTGCAAACGCGTTTGATCAGGCAGTTCTTTGTAGATTTTTCAAAAATCACCTTTCCGTTTTCGCGGAAAAAGCGGAGCAGATAGGTTGCCTTTTCGGAGGTGCTTTGCTCATAGGCTGCACTGTCGGAGGAAAGACAGTCGGTTGCATCATCGGCTACGATCGAGCGGATGGCATCCTCAGAGCAGTGATTCTCACGCGCCTCTCGACGCAGGGATCCAACCGATGCGCGTCCTGCGAGCAGAATGAACTCCTGCGATTGAAGATCGGTGCAGGTGACGTCAGCTACGAACAGGTCGGTGTTGCTGATCAGATCGGTTCGGATATCGCCCAGGAAGGGCTGTCCTCCCGCATGATCGCTGTTCCACCAGCAGTAAAAGACCGCATCCCCCGAGATTGCCGCATCCAGGAGCGCTTTCTGCGAAAGCGCCTTCATGTTTCCGCGCTTCCAACGGTAAGCCGCGTTGTGATTAAGGATTTCAATTCCATCGGTAATCTGTGCCCGCATCTGCGCATTGTCCACAAAGGGCAAACGGTCGTCGGTATATCGGATGGATACGTCCCCGGGAATCACCGAGCAAACCAGATAGTCGGTGATTCTGCGCACCAGATTGAAAACGGGACGGGGAAGGTCGGTGTGGGTGTTTGCCCACTGATCTCCACGGTAGAAACGCTCGTTACGGCGCACCGTTTCATAGAGTCCAAGGCGGCGTTTGTATTCCTTTCCAATCTCGTAGGCTTGCCATGCCAAAGTAGAGTTTGTTTTCATATAGCTCCTTTCTTACGTCAGGAATTTGCAAATACAGCAAGTCTGTAAATGCGCGTGCGATAGCTTCCCGAATCGGTCAGGGCAATTTGCAACAAACGGAAGCGTCCAAAGCAGATGCGACGCTCCAGCAATGTGGGAAGCTCCTGTCCGTCGGTGTCCAAAAATCGGAGGTTGCGTTCTCCGCGTTCGGTTTTGAGCAACAGGTCGATCTGATTGTTGCCGCATCGCGTCAGAAGCGTTACGCGAGACACACGCTTGCGCTCCTCGGGAACCGAGGTGAACAGACAATCGCTTGTCATCACAGCCACGATCGGTGCGCCGTCATCGGTATTCTTGGTGTCGTCAAACAGATACAGCGAGGTCCCCTCTGCAAAGCCGAGATATCCCTGATAGATTAGAAAATAAGAGGGTGAGAAGCCGGTGAAGGTATACCAGCATTTCTGTTTGATGTGGTAGATCCAGGTTTTTTCGGGAACGAGCCGATCACAACACCACAGTTCTCCATGCGCGGCATCGAAACAAATTTCTGCGAACCGGGTAAAGGTTTCCGACTGCAGCTCTGGGATTCCGGCGCTGATCGGTTCGATTTCAAATCGATCCCTGTCCGAAGCATTGGAGGAGAGCGCAAAGATCCCACCGTGGTTGACGATGATTATTTGATCCCCCACCAAAATCGGCGGAAGGCTTGCAGTGCAACCGTATCCCGAAAGCAGGGGATAGGCGGTTATCTCACTTTGCGCGGTGATCTGCAGCGAAAGGGCACCGTTGTCATGAAAGGCAAGAATTCTTTCATGCTGCAGCACAAGCGTTGTGATCGGATTGCTTGGCGTTCCTGCTGCGGTTTTCATGGTGAGCGGACAGTACAATGGATCTGCCAGACGGTATGCCGACTGACAGGAGGTCAGCATGCTCTTGTCCACCGGTTTGCTTCCGAACAGGTAATTTCCCGACCTGGCACCATAAAGAAACAGATATTCCTGACCGTTCAGCTGCTCGCAAAACACTCTCGTTGAGCTGTTGATGTATCCGATATCCTCGTCGTTGATCATGGTGGTAAAGCTCACCTCCAGCCAGGAATAAACCTCGTTCACGGTAAAGGAGGTGCTCCCGGTTGAAAAGCTGTAATCGGAGATCTTTTTTCCGTCCGCATACACGACATCGATCGAGCTTGCCCGATACGGAAGATTGTAGGTCGTGCTTCCTTCCAGATTTTTGAAATGGATACGCATGCGGTTGGTGAACAGGTTGACCGCTTCGTGATCTGCACCGCCCGTGGTTGGGCTCCAGCAGTATCCGATCAGGGGCGCATATCCCTGTGCCTTCTGAAAGTTTTCCGACAGCGGTTGATACACATAGATCGCGGTTCCGTCCAACAGGTAGAGAAAATCGCGATACTGTACGAACCGAACCAACCCGGAAAGGGATGTCAATGTGATGCTTTTGACAAAGGAAGTTCCTTTTTTGATGTAAAGCTCAGATCCCGCCACCGCGCAGGTGAGCGGATTTCCGTTCAGAAATCCGTTCCAGAAGCCTCGGAGTGCCCCGTTGAAGGATAATTGCTTTTTGAATCCACAGCGCTTTTCCAAGGAACCGTCCTCAAGGATTCGAAAATTTTGCAGATCCTTGCAAACGTGCGTGCTTTTAGAAACATTTGCTCCGATTCCGCCAAAACTCTGCAGAATTTCCTTGGTTGAGGCAGACCTTGGTTTGATATTTGGCATTTGTAAACTCCTTTCTTTGATATTTTTTGACTGATCGGACATCTGCACAGAGCAAAAAGATGCCCTAATAGAGTCGGTTTCGGGAAGAATTGGGAAATTTGAAATCGCGTGCCGTATGGTTGGTATCTTCCCAGGAGGGAGCACGGCTCATCACCGCATAGCGCAGGGCCTCCGGCGCGTGTGTGATCGAATGGGGCTCTCCCGCCGCATCCTCGGGACGGGTGGCATCACAAAGGAGCGCGGGGAGCGATTCGATCAGATTTTGGCACTCGGAGACGATTCGCAAGGAGGGAGAGCCCGGGGTGTCCGAAAGGTATTCCCGAAGCACTCTCCAACCTGGGATTCGCCGATCGTCGGCAGCACGCATGGGCGGCATTCCCTGAACCGCTTGCATGATTTCAAATCCGCTGCGCCCCGTATCCTGCCGACGGTTCCAAAGATCGGGGGAGGCAACCGCATATTCCACCCGTCGCTCCCGACAAAGCTCCGCAACCAGCCCGGCTGCCTCGCGCAACGTGCGGTCGGGCTGACAGATCTCACGCAGAACGTACAGGTTCCCACCGCTGTCCACACCGATGAGCAACGCTGCCAGCATATCAAAACCGTAGTCCATGGCAACGAAGCAGCGGAGCGCGGTGGGGATCTCGGCAGAGCTTATCACATGCCGATCATGGCAGAATTCGGTGAAGAACTGCCCTTCAAAAACATCCCATTTGCCAAGCAGCCAAGCATCCCTTAATTTGGAAGGGAGCGTTTCGAGCTGTCGGACGTACTCGGGATCGGCGCGAAGAAGGGTTGGGTTGTCGTAAACACGAGCGGGAATAAAACGGTAGTCACAGGGATTTTCATCGGGAGTAAAGGCGCGGTCAATGAACAGTCGCTTCACCCAGGCATGTCCGATCCCCCCGGGATTGCAGGTCAGATACATTCTTCTCGGAGCGTCACTCACGCCTCGCAGACAGGCCTTGAAAATAGAAAACTGATGTTCGCTCAGCTGCGTTGCCTCGTCGATGGCGATGACGTCGTATTCCTGACCCTGATAGCGCAGAGCATCCCGCCGCGAGGAGCAGTAGCCGAAATTTATCCTGCTTTTGTTGGGAAAAAAGATGCAACGCTCGGACTCGCTGTAGGTCACAAATCCGTCAAGCTCGCGCAGAATGGCGGTGAGGTGGTTGGACTTCAGCTCGGCGAGCGACCTGCGGACGAGC